TAAAGTTGTAATATCCATATCACATCTTTTTCTAACATCTTCGTAATGATTCTCTTCAAGCATTGTATTGATAGCCTGCTCTGCAGCAATCTCTACAGCTGGCTTATAGTTCATTTGCATAAACAACTCAAGCTCTAAATCACTTTCTGGAAGCTGGTCTTCTGCAACCTCAAACACATTAATACCAAAGTCTTTTTCGATTTGCTGGAATAATGGTTTAGCAATCATGTTGCCTTCAACCATAGTCTGGAACTGATTTCTTTTCTCAGCAGACATTGCGTCTTGAGCAAAGCACTTAACGTCAAACAATCTGTCTGACATTCCATTCACAACTATATCAACAAATTTAGGGATGATTGGAACTGGTGTCCAGTCCAAGTTTAGATACGATAAATCTCC